AATTTTCTAATGCAGTAAATTCTGACAACTCAGTTTTACAATTACATTTACTTAAACTAGTAATTTGATCATGAGATTCACAAGGCATGTAATAAGTCTTTCCATCTTGTTTATGTTCGTGATGTCCACTACAACCCATTTTTTTAGCTTCTGCCTCTGCTTCCTCTATACTGTCAAACAAAGGTAATTCTATACCATCAGTAATCATACTACCTACTTTTGCTAAATCTTCTCTAACTTCTATTTCCTCATCAATAGGTGCTAATCCTAATTCTTCTCTTATCTCATCTTGTGACATAACAGCTTTTAAATCCTCGCTAGTAAATTCTAATGTGATAGGCTTAATTTGTACAAAACTTACAGGCATATCCATATTATTTACTCTAAATATTTTTCTTAATACCTTAATTAAATGATCCTGAAATGGTTTTACCACCGTATTTAGATAATAGTTAGCGGCAGCATTTAGTTCGTCTACATTTGATCCTAAACCTGTATCATTTTTTATACCCATTAACATTGGACTTGTAACACGATGTCCTGTAAGAATATTTTGCACCAATAATTCCTGTAAAGCTAGATATTGTTTATCAGCATTAGTCATGGATATTGGAGTGATTTCAGGCGTTCTATTTCTGTCATCACTAAATGTAAGTACAAACTTTCCTGCATTATCTGCACCAGTAAACTTTTGTTTTAGACTGTGTTCGATTGATAATCTTTCCTCTTGTGTAGGAACGCCATTAGCAAATGAAATAAAATACGATCCACTAAAGCCATTAGATATATTGTTTAGATGAAATTCTGCAACTCGTTGATCTACAAGCGCCCAGTTATTTGCAGCCAAATAATCAGGTGTATGATATACTTGCATATTAGGAGAATATAAGCCACTATATAGTATTTGGTTAGGACTTGTTCTATCTTTTAAATTAAACGCAGGTACAAAATGTGGTTTGTTTATTCTTGTATTTGACCAATCTGCTGATATAAAATATCCAGGTACTTTACCATATTCATTAGGACGAGCAGAACGAATCTTCTCAACAGGCACATGGTAGATTTCACTAATTTCTGTACGATCATTTGACCATATAATGTTTAAAGCAAATGCGCCTTGTAATTTAAAATCAAAAGCTAATTTTTTTATAATTTCATGTAAATTTTCATCATGATTAGGATGTGCCATGAATTTTTTTAGCTTAACAATAGCGTTTAAATCTCTTTCATCTTCATCATCTATAATTAATTCCTCCCCTGCAATCATTTCTGATGTAGCATTTATTATAGCAGCATGTGTTGAGCTATTGTAATAAAGATCAATAAGAAATTGAGGGTATAAATTGCGCCAATCATCCGTACCATATTCAATATAGTCCTTTCCACGAACTTCTTGTACAATTGGTGCTGTTGATGTTTCTAAATTTACTGATAGTATATTTTCCATAATTAATCTTCTTGTGTCCATTCAGGACTATCTAATATTTCCATGATTTGTTCATAGTCATAAGTTGTTTTACCCTCTAAAAAGCTAGGTGTATCTCCATCAAATTTTAGCAATGCTAGACTTCTATCATTATTATATCTTAATGTATCCTCAGATGTTTCTAATACCTGATTAAAATCTACATTTGCTACCTGTTCTGCTAATATTGTTACATATTTCATATTAATTGTTTGTAGGTGTTACTGTTGACCATGTTGGCGTATTAACTAATGTACCATTTTTACCATTACCACTACTATCTAAAGCTGTTGTACCTGATCCTGATTCTAATCTATAATATCCTACTAAATTAGACATATTAGATATATCCATAGGATAAAAACGTGTAGCTACGGCATTTGATCTATTTTGTATAAATTGCATATTTGCTAAAGTTAATGTACTTGTAAATATAGCTACATTAGACATATAACCTTTATAAAAGCCACCTCCTGTAAGGTTTTGACCTAAGTCAGCTTCTGATATTGTTCCACTAAAAGTACCTAAACCTGTAGTTGTTGCTTTTAACTGTCCATCTAAATATAGTTTTATTTCATCAGCTGATGCATTCCATGTAGCGCCTATATGATGCCAATCTCCATCACCCTCTATTGCTTCACTTGTAACAGCAGTTTTGTTAGTTCCTCCTGCTTTATAAGCGAATCTAAGTTCATTAGATGATGCGTGGTAGAGTATATTTACATAATTGTTAGAATCTACTTTAGCTCTAAATAAATTACCTGTGCTTGATACAGTCGATAACTTTGCCCACAATGATACGCTACCTGCTGCGCCACTTATAGAAGATGCTACAGCGTCTATAGTAACACTTTCATCTGTACCATTAAACAACAAGGAAAAGGTATCAAAGTCTTTTCTATTGGTTTCTAATGTTGATCCTTGTAGTAATCCTAGCATTACAGTATATCTTCATAGTAGCACAAAGCAACTCCACTTGTTAGCGTAATTGCGGTAACATTTAAAAAGATGGTCGTACCTGCAGGAATTGTAGTCTGTAGATTTGATATTGCACTACCTGTTGCTCCTGTAACATTAGCTGCTGCTATACTTGATATAACAGATGTTACTGGAAAATGTACTGCATAATAGTTTTTTCCTGTCATTGCAGTTGTTGCTATAACATCACATCTATGTTTTCCTAGCTGTTCTCTTAAAAGTTCGTTATTGTTTTCTATAGGCATGTTTTAATTTTTTATTGTCCGTAATATATATAATTTGATTCTTCAGGTCTAGTTCTTTGTGTATATTGTACTTGTTCTGATCCTACTTTTTCAGCCACATATAATTTTCCTAATTCTACTCTGCCTTGTACTATGCCGTTAGCATCTGCAACTGGCAATGTCTGTGTTTCCTTTATAGGCGCTGTATCTGTTGTTAATGTAGGAGTACCCACCCAACTTACTTCGTATATCTCATACTTCCAATATCCATTAGGAACTAAATTAACATTACCTGCTAATGTATTAGCTGCGCTATCTGCTGTTGTGGTGTGATTCCAAGTAAAATATGTATATCTGTCATAAACTGCTTGTGTTAAGCCGTAAACATACTTAACTGCCTTACTCATTTCGTTTGTTAATTTACATAAGTATCTTATTTTAGCAGTAGTAACTGCCGTATTGATTCTATACTCTTCTGTCGTAGTATAACATTGTACTGTTGAACCGTAAACTGCTTGTATCATAATATATAATAGAAATGAACTTAAAATATTTGCAATATAAAAGAAAAGAGTGGCAATATTACCACTCTAATCAAGAAATATATGAAAACTACAAATAATTTTAAGATGTTACTATGGAATTATATGTAAATGCTGCATTGTCTAATGGTGTTGTAGTATAATCTGCAACCATAGGCATAGGATCAACTTCTTGTCCATCAAAAGTCCAATCATAACCATTCATATCGCCAAAAGCAGCACCAGTAACATTGGTTCCTGCGTTTAACAATAATCCATTAACTCTTCCTAAGCATAATATTTTATCGTGTGTAGTACCCTCTACTAATTCATTCATTTGTACAAACACTAATAACCTATTTGCTGCTAAAAGTTTTATTTGGTTTTGATCTTCTTTTGTTAATCTGTGTAGCTTAATGTTAAGACTTTGAGCATAAAAAATAGTACCATTTTCAACCGATCCAGTAATAGTTTCAGTAACAGATCCAGTACCACGAGGCAATTTATATCTGTATATATCATCTCCTGAACCTAAATCAAAATCAGTTAACTCCCCTGAAGATACAGTAGTGCTTGTTAATTCGCTATGTTGTGCGAAATAAACAAACTTTATTCCTCCTACTGATTCTCTACAAGTTATATTTCTTCCTTTTGTTAAATTACAAGGCATAGTATTATGTTTTTAAGTTAAAAGTGGGGGGTATATTGCAACCCCCTACTTATTTAATTTATGATTGTCTTACAATGTCAGCTCCTACTCCTGTTTGAACACCTGCAGAATATCTAGCAACTAATCTCATATTGTCTGATCCATCAAGATTAGCCATATCCATTAAAGTAATTCTAGTATGGTCAGAAAGTAGATCCGTACCAAAGAACATGTTAGACTTTTCTGCTGCAACTACCTGATTGTCAGCCATGCCTGGACATACTGCAATTTTGTAACCCTCAAATACAGGCTCATAGTCACCATTCATATTGTAAGCATTAACATATCCTAATGTAGATACTGCTGAAATATAGTAAGCATAAGTCTTGTTGTTCATGTATATATGCAAATCATCTTTTCCTAAGATTGGCGCTACATTGTCAGCCATATCTTTAGTTAAAGTTTGTAAGTTTGCTATAATGTTTGCTGCTGTATAAGCCGCAGATGCAGATGATTGAATTACTGTAGCATCAACACCTGGTAATAAAAGACCAGTTGCTGCACCTAAGAATCCATTGAATTTTCCTGCTACTGCAGTACCCTCCCAAATGCTTTCCTCAGTTGCTTGTGCTATAATTTCACCCATGTAAGATATTACATAGTCATCAAAAGATGCAGGTGGTGGTGCTCCTGCTCCTGCTCTCATTTGCATTGCCTCCCAAGAATCTAATAAAGTTTTCTTACATAGATCAAGGTTGATTTGTAAATTTTTTGGTTCTAATACTTTTTCAGTAAGTGCTAAAGTACCTGCATCAGAAAAATCGCAAGTAGCATCAGCAACTACACCTGATCCAGCCATTCTTTGTATGTTAGATTTATACTTAATGTTTTCCATTACAGTTAAGTAGTCTAACGACTTCGCTTCTTTTAAAGCTGCCGAGATATAAAACCCTGCCGCTTTACCTGCGTAGTTTGATGTTGTAGTAAACGCCATTTTTAAATTGTTTTAATTATTATTTATTTAAGTTATATAAAAATCTTTCTTGTTTAGAAAGTTTATTGTATTCTTTTCTACTTAATACAGGTTTTTCTTTACTAAATTTATTTGCAGTAATAGGTGCATCAGCAGGTGCCTTTGCTAATTCTGTTTTAAGTTTTTCATTTTCTGATTTTAAATCATTATAAAGATTAGTTAGTTCATTTATTTCAGCAATCTTTTCATCTGAAAATTCAACAACCTCAGTTGTCTTAGTTGTTACTGTTTTAGGACTATCTGATTTTTCTTCATCTGTAGTTTCTTCTGACATTTCCTCTACATCACCAGTTTCTCCTATTTCTCTCTTAAGATCAGCTACAGCATCTTCTAAGTTTTTAATTCTTTTTTCCATACCAGCCCAATCGCCAACATCCGCTTCATCATCATATTCATCATCATCTTTAGCTAATTCTTCAGTCATTTCTTCTTTCTCATCTGCAGCTTCCTCTTTTTCTTCTGTTTCACTTTCGATAACCTCACCAACAACGCCCTCCTCTTCGACTCTAAAGCTTAATCCTGTATCTACTTTGTATGTTCCAATAGGTAATGGAATAGTCGTTCCATCCTCTGTTAAAACGCTTATATCAACGCCTTGTTCTAACTCCTCAGCAGTTGATACTAAAATTGTACCATCATCTGTTTTTGCTTGCCACCCTAACTTGATTTCATCATCTTTTTTGTCAAGGCCTAATGCAACTAATATTTGTTCTTTTAAATCCATAGTAAGTTCTTTTTTAATATAATAGAATTGTTAATTATTTATTTGATTTTTGATTTTCTTGCAATATCTCATTTAATGCCTTAAGTATTTCCTCATCAGTTGGTTGTCTTTCAGACATTTTCTGCATTTTATCTACAAAGTAACCCTCTATACTTAATCCCTTTAATTCGCCCTCTTTTATTTTTTCCCATAAAGCATCATTATTAATTTTCATTTTAACAAACCATGTTCCATTAGGTAAATCATATCCATATAATTTAGATTTATCCTGATCGCCCTCCTTTATCCAACTTTCTACTGTTAAAACGCCTGATACCCTATCTTTATGTTGGTATGTAGCTTTATGATGGTTGTTATGTTTTAAATATAATTCAGATGCTTGTCTTACAGTTTCAGGACTAAAGTACACATAGTATTCTGAATCTGTATTAGGATCATATCTAAATATTTGCTTATTAGGAATAAGAGCAGGACTAACTAGCATCCTTTTTTCTTCATCTATTTTAGCAAATGTTAGATTGTTTTTTTCCTTACCAAAATATACAAAATCTTGCTCTATAGCAGGATTGGTAACTAAACTTATTGCGTCTATTGCTAATTCCTCTGAATCATCTGCAATAACTAACTCTACAATTTTAGTTATTTTATCCATAACTGTTTCCTCATATTTATAAGGATTTGCAGCATCACATTCTGACTTAGTTGCATATTTGCACTCCCCTGTGGTTCCCCACTTATATTTTCCGTCTTTACATTTTTTACATGGCATAATATATAATATATTTAGTTAATATTTATTTGATTTTTAAATTGTAGCTCTTCTTCTAATGTTTGCTAATTGGTTTTGACTTGATGTCATTTCATCAGTTAATACAAATGCTTGTAATGGTGGTTGCTCTGCTTGTGTACCTGTTAAATTAAAGTTTCCACTAAACATTTCTGTTGTAGGTTCTGTATTAGCCATAGATCCTCCTGTTGTTCCTCCTCCTCCTGGTATATCTACTTCCATAATTCTTCTAACATTAGACAAACCTTGTAATATAATAGCAGCGGCTGCTACAGGCCCCACCATACCACCTTGTTCTAAAGCTTTATTTGCTCCTGCATATGTACTCATAATTGCTCCTGCTACGGCTAATCCTTTATTGTCATTAGCTAATCCTGCCATTGCTGTAGCTAAAGTTCCTAATGCTGCTGCTTGATCTGCTGTTGTTTCTTCCGCTAGTTCTACAGTGTCTTTAGAGGCTACCTTATTTTTTGCTTGTTCTTGTAACCTATATTTATCTTTTATTTGCTGTATTGTACCCTCCCTTGCTTCTACTAACTCCGTATGTTTTGTATAATGTTTTTTATCCTCTTCACTAAGTTTATCATAGTATTCCTGTGTGGCTTTTATTATGTCAGCATATTTATCCATTACTTCAGCTATTTCTCTTTGTTGTTCTGTAAGTAAAGATAGACGATAGTCTTTTAAAAGTTCATCCTGTTTATCATTCATTTCTTTTAACCTATCCATCTCTTCCTTTGCTCTTTGTTCTCTATCTGCAGCTAATTCTCTTTCTAATGCATTTACCTCCGTTATTACTCTTCTCCTTAATCTTGCTTGTGCTGTAATTACCTCTGTAACTGCCGCTTTTGCTTCTGCTAAATTTCTCTCATCTTCTGCAAGGTTTTCACTTTGTTCCAATTCCAATTCTAAATGATCTCTCCTTAACTTTGCCATTCTTAATTCTTCTGCAGTTGCTTGTTTTTCTAACTCTAGTGATCTTTTTAATTGTTTTAGCCTTTCTTCTGCACTTTTAGTTTCATCTTCTGCTGCTAATCTTGCCTTTTCTATTGCTTGTCTTGTTTTAGCTTTTTGCTCAATAAAGGCGTCCTCATCTTTCCTTAATTGTTCTCTAGCTTCTACCAAATCCATCATTACTTTAACCTCTGTTTTTGCTTCATCTGCTATACCTTTAAATGCATCTTGTAATAATTTAGCACCCTCTGAGAATTTACCCTCAAAAAATATCATGGACAATCCTTCTCCTAATGTGGAAAATCTATCAATTAAAACATTTGCTATTGCTCCTATTCCCTCAAATGCCTTTTTAAGTTTTACAGCACCTCGTTGTGTATTAGTTAAGAATGATACCAATGATCCAAATGCTACTAATAAAGCACCAATACCTGTACTTATTAATCCTGCTTTTATAGTTCCAAACATCATTTTAGCCATAGGTATTACTCTACCCATAGCTGCTCTAACACCATTTAAAGAAACACCCATAAATGTAAAATTGGATATAGCACCTTTTGCCTCCTTATTTACTTCATCCATCTCATTCTTAAAGCCCTTAGCATCTCTAGTTGCTCCTTTGATATTACTATTTAAATTAAAGTTGAAAGTTTGTGTATTTGACATATTTTATATTTTAAAATGTTGCAGCGTTAGTTGCGTTCTCATAAAGATTAACACTAGCTGACCATGATATATTTACATTAGTTGTTCCATTAACTAGAACTCTTAATAATCCTGTACCTCCTACATCCATAACTGCCGTACCAGTGGT